TATATAACAGAGTTAAATTAAGCAATTTTCTGGTTTCAGAAGATTGCGAGGGGAGGGTTATTAGTAGGGTTGTCACACCGGCGACCTATACTCGCGACAGTCTCTCTGCAAACTATTCAGAAGCTTATTTTTTGAAAATGTATTTCAACATTAGATCTATGGAAGAAGAAATCAATATTACAGATAATGAAAAAAACTTGTTAGTTGACGACTGCATTGAAATATATCATAATGCGGGGGCGCCAGCAGCTTTGTCAGATTTCGAAAGAATTATCAATTTACCGTTTGACAAACGCGGCTCTTTGAGTTATATTAAGGAACAGGCCGATGCTTTGCAGGACTCAAAAATATAAGAAGGGTTGATGTATTTTCAAACTTTAGACGACAAGACAGAGTGTGTAGGGGTTTATGCCGAGGGAGCGCTCTATTTTAAAGACTTCCCCACCGACCTGACAAAGACCTGGAAATATACCGGCTCAATCACAGATCCTGCCATTGAATATGCGTGGCTTTTGTGTAATGGGTTTGCGCTGGAAGAGGTTTGTCCCGATTTTTTGAAAGAGAGGCTAGAGAGTTCGCAGAGAAGATTTCGAGCCTATCTGAAGTCCTTTGAGATAGGTAGAATACGCCTTCGTGAACACTGCTTCTTCGACCTTGTGCCCGAGGACTTTTTGTTGGAGTTTTGCGATGTAAAGAACGAAATCACCAAATTTGTGTTTGAGAATTATGAGAAGCCAGAGAACTATGATCACCTTCACAGTGTTCAGCAATTGTTGCACAAGATCAAATATCAAAACGTGAACATTAACATCGAAGGATGTAGGGCGCTGTATCAATCTACTTTGGGCCGGAAAAAGGCAAATGACATACTGAAGAGGGGTCACTATATTGACTATAATCTTTTTGGCTCAATTACAGGAAGACTAACAACAAGCAGAGGCTCACTGCCAATTCTCACAATAAAAAAAGAATTTCGCCAGCTTTTAAAGCCCCATTTAGATTGGTTCATTTCGTTAGACTACAATGGAGCGGAGGTTAGAACTTTTCTAGAACTTTCCGGAAAAGAACAACCGGAAGACGATATTCACGAATGGAATATCAAGCACGTCATAAAAGAAGATATAGATAGACATACAGCAAAGCAGCGCTTTTTCTCTTGGTTATACAATCCCGATTCGGACAAGATTAAGACCAATATATATAATAAAGAAAAATTACTTGACAAGTGGTATGTAAACGGTTATATTATTACACCACACAAGAGAAAAATGAAGGTAGAAAGGCGAAAGGCCCTTAATTATCTCATTCAGAGCACAACCGCAGATCGAGTACTTGAGAGGGCAGTTGCTATTGATAAAATATTAGAAAATAAGAAATCATTTATTTCACATATTGTACATGATGAGATTGTCATCGATCTTTGTGATGAAGAGCGAGACATTTTGTCAGAGATCAAGAAGGTATTTGAAAAAGATGGTTTTATGGCCAACATTAACGCCGGCAAAAATTATTTAGACCTCGACAGGCTGGCGATATGATTTCAATAATTGGGCTTGGAAATGCAGCGTCACAAATTGCTGAAAAGTTTGCAGATTTGCCACAATATAACGTTTTTTCAATGAACGACAATATCATAAAAAGTTCAAAGTATAGATACAAGCTAAAGCGCCACGACACACCGGAACAATATGAAGACAACATACCAAATCTTAAAAAGTTCTTTGCCGGCGTCGATGATCACATTCAGTTTTTTGTTGTGGGATCTTCGTATAGTTCAAACTATTCGCTCGGAATTCTTGAACAACTCAAAGACAAAAAGATCGATTTATTCTATATCAAGCCAGATACAGAGCTTCTGACGGGAATTCCAAAACTTTTAGAAAATGCGGTTTTTGGCATCCTCCAACAATATGCCAGATCGGCTCTTTTAAACTCAATGGCGATCATTTCGAATTTGAAAGTGGAAGAGGTTATTGGAGATGTTCCAATTAAAACTTATTACGATGTTATTAACAATTCGATTTTTTCAGCGGTCCATTATTTAAATTACTTTATCCACACAGAGCCAGAAATTGGGCAAATCTCCCAACCGCTTGATATTAACAGGGTTAAAACCATTGGGGTATTGAATATGGAGAATCTTGAAGAAAAATGGTTTTTTGACCTTGACATTGATAGAGATCTGTGCTATTATATGTGTATCAATAAGAAAAAACTTGAGACAGATGGTGGACTCCACCGGAGATTAGTTGAGATGCTGAAAGAAAAGCCGAGAAATGCTTTTAGAAGAATTTCATATGCTATATATGAAACCGACTTAGACCAAGACTTTGGGTTCTGCGTTGCCCACACTAACGCAATCCAAAAAAACTCTTGACAATGCTTGTTAAGAGTGTTACATTAGATATCAAGGAACGCTTGATATACTTTACCCATCAAAAGGAGAAATAAACATGGGAATCAACATGGAGCTTATGCGCCGCAAGCTCGCAACTTTGCGCGGTGACAACAAAGGAAACGGAAACTCTGTTTTCTTTAGACCGGATGACGGCGATACGGATATTCGTATCGTTCCTGCACCAGACGGAGATCCGTTGCGGGAAATGTTTTTCCACTATAACGTAGGAAATCATCAGGGCGGTATTATGTGTCCGAAGCGAAACTTCGGTGAACGTTGTCCGATCTGTGATTTTGCCTCTTCGTTATGGCGAGAAGCAGCAGAAAACAACGATGAGGAGAGCAAGAAGCTGGCGAAATCACTATTCGTTCGCACCCGCTATTTCTCGCCCGTCGTTGTTCGGGGTCGTGAAGAGGAAGGTATCAAGGTCTATGGCTACGGCAAGACTGCTTATGAACTCCTTCTGGGCTACATTCTCGATCCTGAGTATGGCGATATTACTGATATCAACGAGGGTACTGATATCACGCTTACTTATACCAAGCCCACGAAACCTGGGGCCTTCCCCCAGACAAACCTAAAGATGCGTCGTAATACATCTCCCCTCATAGAAGATGTTGATGCGATCTCTCCCCTCCTTGATCGCATGCCGGATTTTGATTCTCTTTTTGAGCGTCAGACCCCGGAGCAGATCGACGCGATCCTTGATGAGCAGTTGGCAAACGATGGAAGTGCCGAAAGCCGCTCCTCCCAGACTACAAAATATGGGAGTGAAAAAAAGGATACTGTAGACCGCGCATTTGATGAATTGCTAGCCGGTTAGCTTTAGGTTTGCCCACAGGGAGGCATAGGGTTATCAGGTGCCTCACCCACTTTAATGCCCCTTCGGGGGCATTTTTGTTTACACTTTCGTTGGGTCGTAGTATAATTATATTGATGTGAGAACATCGTCAATTAAAGATAAAAAAAATAAAATAAAGACAAAATAAGGAGATTATCTTATGGCTAAGAAAGCTAAGGCTGGACGTGTGCCTATTCACGATCTAATGAAGCTAGTAAATAAAAAGGCAGGCAGAACAGTCGCCCATGACTTGACAGGCGACAACCCCACAACAGTAAAAGAGTGGATTCCAACCGGTTCACGCTGGCTCGATTCGATTATTTGTAAGGGGCAGGTATCGGGAATTCCTGTAGGAAAGGTTACGGAAATTGCCGGGCTGGAAGCAACCGGCAAATCATATATGGCAGTTCAGATCGCAGCCAACGCCCAAAAGATGGGCAAAGTGGTTGTATATTTTGATTCGGAATCTGCCATCGATCCATCGTTTTTGGAAAAGGCCGGATGTGATTTAGAGAACTTAATGTATGTTCAGGCACAGTCTGTAGAGTTTGTGTTGGAAACAATCGAGGAACTTCTTGGAGCCACTGAGGAAAAGTTAGTATTCATTTGGGATTCGCTGGCGTTTACCCCTGCCATTTCAGACGTTGAGGGAGATTTCAATCCACAGTCATCGATGGCTGTGAAAGCGCGGATTCTTGCAAAGGCAATGTCAAAGCTCGTCATTCCTATTGCGGATCAGCAGGCAACACTGATTGTACTTAATCAGTTGAAGACTAATATTCCCAGAGGGCCAAACGCACACATTGTTGCGATGACGACGCCCTATATCACTCCCGGTGGTAAGGCGATGCACTATTCATATTCGTTGCGGATCTGGCTCACTGGCCGAAAGGCAAAGAGCGCATATATTAACGACGAAAAGGGATTTCGTATTGGTTCAGAAGTAAAGGTAAAGATTGAAAAGTCGCGCTTTGGGAGCACTGGAAGAAATTGCGCTTTTCGTATTTTATGGGGTACGGACGATATTGGTATTCGCGACGAAGAATCGTGGTTTGATGCTATTAAGGGATCTGAGCGGCTGAAGAGTGCCGGCTCATGGTATACGCTATCAATGGAAGATGGCTATGCAAAGAAATTCCAACCTTCAAAGTGGAACGAACTTATTAAAAGTGATAATGAATTTCGAGCTAATGTAATTCGTCTAATGGACGAAGAAATAGTTGAAAAGTTTGACCGGCGTGAAGGAGA